GAGCAATGTGGTCGCTGATGTCGCGCCACAGTGGCAGCCAGCCCTTGTCGCGCTCGTTCTTGAGCTGGGACAGCCGACGGTCCAGCTGTTGACGCAGAGAGTCAGCCATTTACGCCCCCAACAGAGTCTTCTGCCCAGTCTGCGCGGCGGTATTGAGGCCGCCTGCGCCAGTTAGAATTGTGCTGCCCGCGCCTGCCGCAGCAGCCCTGCGCTTGCGCTCATCCTCGCGAGCCTGGGTCACGCCAGGGTCGACTTCGGTTGGCGCATCAAGGGGCGCATCAGGCTTTGGCGGGCTCGGCGGCTTTGGGGTGTCCATGTCCACGAGGCCCAGCGTTGCAACCTTGACAACCTTACTCAGTGAGCTGCCGCACATGTGTCTACCTCGCAAATGGGTCGTACTCACTTAGCAGCGCGCTGCCTTGCTCGTGAGTGTGTTGAGATTTCTGAACGGGGAAAGTGAAGGTCAGGGCCAAGGCGTCTGCGTCATCAGGGCTGATGCCGAGGCGCTTCTTGATCTCTGATTTCTTCTCCAGAGCGATCTGGTCACGCTGGTTGTGCGTGTACTCGGGCGAGGTCAGCTCGGCCTCTAGGTCCGGGCATTGCTCGATGGCAAGGCCAGCACGCAGCGCTTCACGCAACATCCACCAGATATACGTCCGCATGTTCGCGTAGTGGTTATCAGGGGCTGCGCTGGCGAAGTTCACGTCGATAATGACGATGCCAGGCATCAGCCTGCGCAGCTGGTCAGCCACTGGGCCGCCTACGCCCGTCGAGTCGACGAATACGGCGTCTGGGCGATGCTCCTGCACAACCGTGCACACCTTGGCGATGAATACGGTGGTGTCGCGCGTCTCACTGCCAGGGATGCGGATAGGCTTGATCGATCGAGCATCAAGGCCGCGCCGGAACCGAATCACATTGTTGTCAGCGCCGCCTCGCGCAATGTCGATACCGCACACCAGTGCGTCAGACAGGCCAAACACAGCCTCGCGCCGCATGGCCTCGGCCACCCAGTCAGTCGGTATCAGCTGCAAGTCGGAGGCCCTCGGGAACATGCCGCGCACACGGACACGGAAGAAGTCAGAGTCTTCGCCGTAGTCATCCGCCCACTTAGCGATCTGCTGCTTGTTCGTGCCGTCTACGGTGCGTGAGTCAACCTGCTTGGTGACCCAGCGGTGTTTGTAGCGCGTGAAGCACTCACGGAAGCGGCCGGTGTTGCGCGTCGGGTTACCGAAGGCCAGCCATATGATCTCGGTGTCTTCGTCCGTCAGCGCGCCTTCAGCGACCTCCCAGACCTTGTCAGCGATGTTCGAGGCCTCGTCGAAGATCAGGACAATGCGCTTGCCCTTGTTGTGCAGGCCGGCGAATGCTTCGGTGTTGTGTTCGCTCCAGGGCACCGCGTCAGCCTTCCAGCTGTCAGTGTGCTCAGGGTCAACCGAGGCAACCTTCGTCGCAGTGACGTTGAACCAGTGCTTGTTGATCGCCAGGCGGAACCACTTGCCGATCTCCGGCCAGGTCTTCGTGCGCAGCTGGTTCTCAGTGTTGGCCGTGACGACTACCTTGCAATCCTCACAGGTGGACATGGCCCAGTTCAGGATCATGCCCATCTCGGCGGACTTGCCGATACCGTGACCGGACGCCACCGAGACCATTAACGGCTGGAAGCGTGTCTCTGGATTGCTGAGATGGTCACCGATGACGCCCATCGTCTCCCACTGCCAGTCGCGAGGACGCTCGACGCCGGCAAGCTCTCCATGGCCCCAAGGGAACGCATACATCGCGAAGCCCTGCGGATCATGGGTGAAGCTGGCTATGTCCTCGATCAACTGCAGCTCAGGGTCAACCCCGCTGCGCGCGTTCACGGGCTGCCGCCATTTTCTCGGCCAGGCCGTCTTTAACGTCGACCGTTACATCCTGCTGAATGCGATCGCCGTATTTCTTCGGAGCGCGCCGGCCAGCAACCCATTTGAGCGCTTCAATCTGCACCCTGTCAGCTGCAGCAGTCTCAGGCGTTACAGCCATTGCAGCGGTGATGATGTCAGCCTCGAACAGATCGGCTGCGGATTCTCTCGCGCGCGCGTACTGCTCACTGTAGGGGGGGACAGCAACCATCTTCAGCAGCATTCCCACACTGAGCTTCATGCTTGCCGATATCTGCCGAAGCGTCTTGCCCTCTGCAACCTGCTCGCACAGAGAGTCCACCCGCTTTCCGATCTCTTCAGGGGTCAGCGGCTTGGACATGGTTTTCTCTCTACTCGGTAGGCGTCGGCTCTACTACAGGCTTCACAACCTTCATCCACTCGAAGCTGGTGAAGATGGCTACGGTCACGCCGTCATCGCCAATGAAGCGCAAGCCGTTGGAGTCCTGGACGTAGGTGTGTGCGACGATTTCGTGTAGCTGTCCACCGAGACCGGCAGACTGGACGTGGTACATGGTCATGCTCGTTTCCTTGAACTCATCAGAGACGTAGCGCATCTCGGGCAGAAACCCCTCCCCAAGAACGGAACAAGAAGGCCGCCCTCAGTGCGGAGCTTGGTCTTGCAGCACCTGCAATTGGTGCGCTTGGCGTGTGCCGACTCCAGTTTCACCATTAGGCAGAAGCCAGCAACCAACACAGCGGCCATCACCGCGCCAACGCTATACAGGACGTATTCCATGCTTTCTCCTCCACTCTCTCCTCCCCCATCTCCAGGCCTCGGCGATGAGCAGGCCACATAGGCAGGCTATTAGGTAGGCGGATAGGAGGTAGGCGTGGGCGCGTCTCATATGCCAGCCTTCTTCTCCCCGAACCTGATCGCTAGGTCGCGGAGCTTTTCAGTACCGATGAAACCGACGGCACCGCCTGCGAAGGTGGCCATGCTCTGAGGCAGGCCAGCCCATTCGAGCAGGGGCGCGAGAGCCAGCGTGACCAGTCCGCACAGCAATCCCTCAAGGATCATCTGCTTGCGTCCGCCTCCCCCATACACAACACGGAGGACAGCGATCATCACGGACAGGCCGAACGCGTACAGGTGGGGAGCGATCGTGTTGAGCCAGGCTAATAGGGCGACCCACGTATCAGGCTTATCTGGCATCTTCATGTCTCGGCTATCCCCACAGGGGCTCAGTTGAATAAGTCCGGCCTCACATGCCTATCGCTATCCGCTCGGAGCTAGGAAGCAGTCAAAGGCATGGGGCCAGAAACAAGAAAGCCCCGACACATGGCCGAGGCTTGTAATAAAAATCCGCGCGATTTGTGCATGACCATTTTCGTGGAGTCACGCAAATGGTCAGAGGCATGGCGGATGTATTGAATTGGTGCGCTGGGTGGTGAGCCCTCATCAACCGTTTGCGCATAAAAAAGCCCCGGCATTTCTGCTAGGGCTTTCTGAAGCGGTAAAACCGCAATTTGTGCCAGATTGCCAGATCGGCGTTAACACGTCAACAGGCGCGACATGTAAATTAAGCTGCCATTCGTCGATCAAACTCCGACTCAACGTAACCGTGCACACGGCTCAGCATGTCCTTCACCTGGTGGCGGGATTTGCCCAGCTGCTTGCCGATTTGCTCCATGGTTCGGTTGTGGCAGTAGTACAGGTGCACGGCCTCGGATGCTTCCGGGTAGCGCTGCTGCAGGCGGGCCACTACAGCCGATACCGTCTCTGCCTCTTCATCGGTGATCGCAGCATCTGGCGCATGGGTGCTGGGCACGTTGTCGCGCATGATGGCCAGCATCGGAGAGACGTACCGCGGCACGCCTGTCTTCTGCCATACCCAGATGCCCCATTGGGTCAAAAGCTCTTCGGCGCTCTTCATGCTGCTTCTCCCGATTCGATTACGTCTTCGCTGTCCTGCCAGCCCCGATAGCCTTTGTTCGTCTCGATGTACACGTCACCGAATAGCTTCCCCATGAGCCCGCCGCGGCGCTTCACGATCCGGCAGTGCTCTCCGTAGAGCCTGAACATGGCGATCGGAAAGAAGATGTGTGTCCACTGGCTCATGCTGCTTCCCCCTTGAGCATGTCGGCTGAAACGATGATGCGCCCCACTTCGCCGTGCTCGGCGTGGTATGTGATGACCTTGGCGTCACGTCCGCTCATCCATCCGCCGCGGCTTGCGTGACTGTCTGGCGCAGCCAGGGTGCGGTGCTGCTCGATCTGCATGGTGTTCGTTTCACGCAGGACGTTGTGGTGCAGGTGGCCGGTGTGCGCGTAGCTGTGCTTGGTGCGGCCGAATACCTCCCGGAACTTGGCAATGAACACAGTCTCGAGCGAGTCCATGCGCTTCTTGTGGCCGTGGTGGAAGAACAGCGACGTGCGGCCGTGCTCGATGCAGTAGTAAGGATCTGGCCGGGTGATGACCTCGATGCGTGGCTCTTCCGCATACAGGGCGGCGAACAGCTCGCGCAGCCAGGCACTTGAGGCGAGGTCATGGTTGCCCTCAGCCATCAGGAGAACGACGCGCTCGTGCTTCTGCAGCAGCATTGCCGTTACGCGGCGGATGACGCTGATCGCCACGCGGACCAGCTTCTGGAAGCGAGTATCGGCGTCAAGGACATGGCCGGAGGTCGGCGTAACCGCCTGGATGCCGTCCCAATGCAGCAGATCCCCAAGCTGAGCGAATACGCCGGTATGTGAGTCCGGCGCCTGGGCGATCGCCGCGCCGAACCAACCTACCAGCGTGTCCTCGGCGATTTTCATGTCCCATGCCGCGCCCGTCTCCTCTGCCCAGGCATTCATGCCGAGGTGGTAGTCGGTGATGACGTAGCAGTTGAGCAGGTGCGCAAGGGTTTGCAGCGGTGCCGGGAGCGCTTTCTCTGGCTTCAGCTCTTCCTGCATTGCCGCAACCGTGGCGCGCATGGCGGCCAGCTGCTTAACCATGTCGGGCGAATATCTTGGCCAGGTCTTTTCGATCTCGCCGTTCTTCCCGCGCTGCACGGTCAGCTTGGACAGCAGGAACGCCTCTGGCGCGCCGATTGTCAGCCCATGCTCCGGACTCCAACCTTCACGCGCGAAGCGCGCCTTGTGCTCCCATACCCGGCGCTCATGCAGGTTGAGGATCTTTGCGGCGGCAGCCACGGTGCGGCCAGTCAGCGCGCCCTTGATTGTCTCGTCGTCGTGCTTGCGTGCGACCATTAAGCGGCCTCCCCCGAGGTGTACTTCATGATGCGAACGCGCACGGCGCCGCCCTTGACCGTTTCGTCGCTTACGCTGAGCTGAGTAACGAAACGGTTGTCATCGATACCCAGCGCGTCTGCCAGGCCGTCACGGCCAGCCTTGAACGCGGCCAGCATGTTGTCGTCGTCCCGCTTGCGCCGGTCGGGCGGCAGGAACTCGATTG